CCTGCCAAGGTCGCTCGTACGCACGATCACGACGCTTTCGCGCCTGTTGCACTTGTGCCACACCATCGGCACCTTGCCCTCTGGTGCGTCGCTACACGCCTGCTCGATGGCTGCCCATAGCGATAGCTTTTCGGTGCGTTTGGCCTCGACGTGTACGTTGACGCCTTCGAGCACCACGTCAGGCGACTCTGGCCCGCCATGGTATTGCACGCCACGACGCGAGGGGCAGCCGAACACGTTGCCGAGCTCGGCTGCCGCCTCACGTTCGCCGCGCTTGCCCTTCTGTCTGGACATGCGGCCCATGGTTCACCTGTACCGAATCACCGCGTACCAGCGGCGAGTAACGGGTGAGTAGGCAACGCCCTCTTCGATGATCTGGCGCTGCCCAAAGAAACAACACGCCCTACGAGCCGCCTCGGGCGTGCTGCCCATGCCGATCCCTTCGGTCTGGCTGCATTGGCTATGCACGAGCGCCCCACGCCTGGCGATCACGACGGCGTGATCTTGGGCCGTGACGATCGCCACGGGCCGACGAACGACCACGGTATCCGCCGCAACCGTCGCGGCGGCTGCCATGAGAAACAAACAAACGATCCATCGCATGAAAACGTCCTCCAGTGACACAAAAACACGGCGGCTCGCGCCGCCGAATGCGTTAGGCGACTGCCCCCTTGAGTTTGGCGAGCTCCCGGCGGCGTGCTGCCTCGAAGGCCGCCAGGTCGTCGCCTTGGAAGCCGACGGCGGCCGGCTTGTCGTCGTGCCTGCCGCCGGGCTTGGCGGCTTTCGGCTCGTCGTAGGTGCCGGCCAAGATCTTCGCCACGAAGCCTTGGCCGACGAATTGCAAGAGGGTGGGCGGGGTCTTGAAGAAACGGCAGCCCCGTAGGCGCTCGATGGCCTCTAGGGCGGCAACGCCCCAGCCGTGCTCCGCAAGACGCTCCGAGAGGCCGCTAGGTGGCTCTGCGGGCTTCCACGGCCTGCCGGGCCCCTTGTTCCACGCCGCTTGGATCTCAGTCCACGAAACCTCGCGCGGAGGAGGAGGAATTTCTCCTCTTATCTCCTCTCCTCTGCGACGCTCGGGCGTCGGACGTTCCGGCGCGTGAGCGTCGGAAGGGCCTGGGGGACGTTTTCGGCCGGAATTCCGGTCCTCAAACGCCCGAGATCGGTCGGCTTGCTGGGCTCTCGACTTGGCCGCCTGGCTGAACCGGCGATCCCATCCAGGGACAGCAACGGTGGCGACCGTCTCGTCGATCTCCAACCAACCGACGGACTCAACAGCCCGCCAGAAAGAAACATCTCCCCCGCACACCCGGCATAGCCGGGGGAGGGTCATTTTGGCCGTTCCGTCGGCGCAGTGCATCGAGGCCCACGACCAGAGGCGGTAGAGGCGGTAGACGACCACCTCCACCGGCTCGCCCGTGATGTCGATGAGCTCCTGTACCTCGGGTTTGTCGGGGAGGCCCAGGTCGAGCGCGATCCATTCACCGGCCATCGTTAGCCCTCATACCCGTCGGTTGCGATGAAGCTATGACCTCGCGGAGCCACTCACCTCCTACCCAAAGCGTGTGACACGCAAGTAATACGCTGCGCTCCATTTGCTCTGCCGCTATTTCAAAACTTAATACTGCAACCCTGACGGCATCAGCACGAAAGGCAGTTGGGAACGAATGGCGAAACGCATCAAATCGCCTGCAAACATCAGAACTAACGCCGACTTTGTAAAACCGGACGTTTCTTGAAGTGCGGATTGAAAACAGGTATGCGTAATGCAGGTCGTTTTTCAATTTTGGAAATACGCAATCCTGCATCGCCAAAAAGCACTCTTTGCGACGGTACATACGCAAGCGGTTTTTTTCGTACGATTCAAACGTCCGTACAACAGACCCTTGCCATTCGCAGCAAATTGGAGCAACGGCCGCTGGGCCTCGCTCCTTTAACGCAATAAGTTCTCGGGTAGTGCTAAGGCTCACAGCTTCACCCTCCACGCCACAGCCCGCCGCCCGCTCTTCGTCTTCCGCTCGCCGGCCGCGACGACGCGGCCGTCTTCCACGAGCTCGCCCCGGCGCGGCCTTACCGTGCTCGGGTTCATCTCCAGGCCGTCGGCAATCTCCTCGTCGGTGGCCCCGTCGGCCCGGCCCGCGAGGTAGGCGACGATCCGCCGATGGTCGGCCGACTTCTTGCCGCGCGTCTGCGATGCCTTCGCGGCCTGGCTGGTCGCGGTCGTGGCCGCCTTGAACAGCGGCATATCCGCACACCGCGTAATCGTGTCGAGGTAATAGTCGCTCATCGGAATCCTTTCCTGTGTATTGGCCGCGTGTCGTGCGGCATCCGGCGATGTCACCGCAGTCCTGTTCGTTTTTCCACGGCCATCGCTGCGGTGGTTACGCGCCACTCCCGCTCGGCGACCCATGCGGCCGTCTGTGGCAGCCGACTGCGCCCAGGGCGGGGCGGTTGTTTCATCTGCCAAGCCTTTCGAGCCTCGTGATCTTGTCCTCCTCGGCCTGGATCGCCTCGCGATCCCGGCGACTCGTGTAGATGCCCGCGTCGACAATGAACGGCGACGGCGGCTCGGGCTGCGGTGCGGCTGGAGCGGTGGCGTCCTCGTCAACGCCGGCAGCCATGCGGCTGCGGTAGTCTTCAACCGATTCAAAATCCCGACGAAATCTGGCGTCCATCTTTTCCTCCTTGGTTAAACCAACGCCGGCGTTCGCGGCGTCTTCGTTCGCAACTGGCCCCAATCGCAGTAGGCAGCCTCAAACAGCGCAGGCGAGCGATGCCCGAGGTGGAGCCGCCCGGCTCCGGCCTGTTCCATTTCGCAATGAGTGGCCCCAGAGCGGCGCAGCCACTTCGACGAGCCGCCGAGCCCCTGGCCGTCGAGAAGCTCACGCATCCACCGCATCGCCATGCGGCGGCCGCAGGCCCACCCGAGGATCCTGCCGTCGGGTGAGGCCGCAAGCATGGCGTCGATAGCCGTGAGACAGGCCGGCGTGAGCGGTCGAGTGAGAGGATCGCCCGTCTTCGATTGCGTCCATGCCAGCGTGTCGCCGGAGACGCTGTCGGCGGTGAACGCCATCACGTCGCCAAACCGCGCCCCGCACTCGTAGGCGAGGAGCACCCAGCACCGAAGGAACTGGCCGAGGTCGGCCCCCGACCGCAGCCGGCGGCCGTCGTACGCCTTCGTGGCCTCGACGAGGGCCCGCAGTTGGCCGACCGTCCACGCCTGCGTTGGCCGCTTGCGGGCCTTGATCTTCATCACGCCGCGCGGTGCAACGTCGATCATGCCGGTCTGGTAGGCCCAACAGTAAAGCGTTAGGAGGATCGTCCGCTCGGAGCGTACGGTCGTCGATGCCTTCTCGGCGGCGATGCCGCGGAGATAGGCGTTGACGCGATCGACCGTCACCTCGCCGCACCTAGCGGCGATGCGCGAGACGTTGGCCGAGTAGGTGTGCGACACGATCCGCTCGGCAAGGTACGCCTTGGCGATGCGTGAGAACGTCATGATGGCTGGCCTTTTCACGTCACCACCTCCACCGCCATCGCCCGCACATGCCGATACGTCACACGCCGCCCGTCGTAGATCGCGACGTAAAGATGCGTCCGCCCGTTGACGGGCATCACCAGCCGCGTCGGAAACCGCCCGCCGACGCGGCGGTAGGTCGTGCCGTCGAGCGGCCCGCCGAGGAACGTCGCGCTAGAAGGGGATGTCATCTGGTGCGACCTCCTTGTGAGCGGCGAGCACCTTGGCGGCGGTGCCACGTCGCGGCTTGTGTTCCGTCGCCTCCGGCTGAATTGCACCCTTGAACCCGCCGACGTTCACGAACGTCCCGCGATCGGTCGCCCGGTGGTAGACGCGGGCGACAACCGTCTTGCCCTCCAGGTCGCCGGCCTCAACGGCCGCCATCAGCCCGCCCTTGGGAATGTCAAGCGCGACGCGGAGCTCGTGGGCGATGCGCTTGGCCCATTCGGCCGTCTTCGGGAGACGACAGAAGACCCACCCATACCGCCGCTCGGCGTGGGCGAGCCTCACCTCCAAGCGATCATCGTGGTCGATCACCTTCTTGATCTCCATCGCGTGCTCGCCCTCGGGGAGTTGCTCCCGCTCGCCGGCCGGAGGTGCGGACGCCTCGGCAGGCTGCGGCGGGAAATCCACGTCATCAAACCAGTCGCTCACGTCGTTACCTCCGGTGTGTGTGTGCGTCCAACCTTCACGATCGCCTCGACGCCGTCGCGGGCGATCTCCTCGATCTGGTCAAGCGCCTTCTTTTCCGAGACGTGGCCCGACCGCACACGGCCGACAAGGGCTTCGATCTCGTCGATGCGGCGCAGAATCTCGGCCTTTTGCTCGGCGGCCTTGCGCCGCTTCGCGGCCCACGGTGTTTCGTTATGCCACGACATCGGCGGCCTCCTTTTCCCACGGGGCATCGGTCGGCGGCTGAATCTCGGCGTGTCGCGAGTTGATGAGCCCCATGAGCGTCGCCACCTGTTCGCCCGTGAGCTTGCCGGCCGACTCTTGCTCGGCGATGAGGTCGCCGATGTCGCCGAGGGCTTGGACGCTGTCCGCCTCGGCGATCCGCTCGCGGAGCGTCTTTGGCTTCGCCTTCGGCTTCGGCGCCGCCGGGGCCGGCGTGCTCGCGAACAGCGGCGCGAGGCTGTCGATCGTCATCGGGAGCTCGGCCGCCAGGCCGTAGCGGTTTTTCGCGTCCCACGCCGCCGACCGCTCGGCGTAGATGATCCGCTCCTTTCCGCCGCGGGCCTTCATGCGGCCATCGGATCCCTCGACGACCTTGAGCTTGTAGTTACAGAAGAGCAGGGCGTCGGCCCACTCGCGGAGGAGCGGCGCCGTTTGCTTCGTCAGTTTGAGTTCGTAGCGGTCGTAGCCTTCATCCTGGTCGGGCGGGCTTGTGCGCTTCACCTGCGAATGGGCGACGAAAACGACGTGGAGCCCGTTGCGAACCAGGCTGTCGGCAGCCGCGAGAAGCTTCGTAAAATGCTCGGCGAGCATGGTGTAGCCCTTGCCAAACCCGAACTCCTCGATTGACCGCTTGCCGCTCTTGCGGAGCAAATGGTCGACGAGGTGCCGCTCAGCCCAATCGGCGGAATCCACGACCACCGTCTCGAAGCCCTGGCGGTCGCGGCCCAGTTCCAGCATGGCCCCTTCGAGCGTCGTCCAGTCGTGACACGAGACGCGGGCGACATCGAGATGGTGCGTACCCTCCTCGGTGTCAAGCACCAGCGGTGCCGGAAACTGCCCGGCGAGCGTGCTCTTGCCAATGCCTTCGGTTCCGTACACGACCACGCGCGATGCGGTCGCCTGCTTGCCTCGTACGATCTTCAGACTCATTGCCGTTCTCCTTTGCCTTTTTGAAATTCCTCAAAACACAACTCTTGCCACAATTCAGAGCGGTAGATGTCGACCTCGTCGGGGGCTTTGACTCCGATCTTCACGCGATCGCCGTCGATCTCTCGGACGACAATCTCGATACGGTGCTCAGGCACCACGATCGACTCACCCTCTTTCCGACTCAGTACGAGCATTCACCCTCCAAAACCCGGCCAGCGGCGATCCGTCGCCGCCGCCGAAACGTCATCCTTGATTTGCCGGCGATCCGTCGTCGGCTCCCTTTGAATCGCCGTCGATGAACAGGGCGTCGCCGCGCTCGGCGCGGGCCGCCATCTCGTCGACTTTTGTTTTGCTGCCAGGCGGTGCCACCGTCGGCGGTGCCGCCGCCATCTGGGCCTCAAGCTCCTCGCGGATCGCCGTGAGCTCGTCGAGCGCGAGTGTTAACGCCTCATGCAAGAGCGTGCGGTCGCCGGCAGCCGCGCGGGCCGCGTAGGTGTCGCCTTGGAGCGATTGCCCACCGGCCCGCGACGGGCTGCCGTAGAGCCTCACGATCGCGCACAGGTGGGCATGGACTCTGGCAGTGCGTCGAAGCCACTCCGCCAACCGTTGACACAGCCCAGAACGGAGACGGGTACGACGGCTGGCGTCCAACTGCCGGCCCGCTGTACGCACCGTTGAGCGTGCTCCTCCTCCGACCAGCCGCGCCGGATCTCGGCGCAAGCTTGCTCGATGGCCTCGGGCGAGGGGTCGGGGCTCCTCGGCACCGAATAGAGCGTGTGTAGCCGGCGCAAGACTTCGGAGATTCGCATCCCCGTCATCTGTGCGATGGATTCGTAGGTGACTCCCGCTCTCCGCCAACCGCGGAGTTGAGCGTCCGTCACCAACGCTTGAAATTTGTGGCGCTGCATCTGAGCCTCCTTGCTGTGGCGCGGCTCCCGTCGCTCCTCGATTGGCAGCCATTGGCAGTCCGTCGCCTGGTGGGTGCGTCGCCGCGGCCGCTCCATGCAAGCCGAGGCGGTGACGTTGAACGTCACGGGGGAGAGAATTGCATAAATCAAATAACCCGTCAACGGCAGTTATTTGATTTACGAAATACCCGGTTTTAGCGGGCTTTCTTTGGGATTAGGTCGGCCGCTTCACAGCCCACCTTGCCAGCGATCTCGACCACCTTGTCGAGAGGCGGAGACGCCCGTCCGACCATCCACCGCCAAAGCGTCGAGGCGTTGATGCCTGTCCGTTCCGACAGGGTGTTGCGTGACCAGCCCTTGCGGTCGAGCCTGGCCTTAAGCCGCTCGCCAAACTGCGACAACTCGTACACGGCGGGGCGTCCGCCGGGGTGTCTCTGTCGGCCCGCTGTCGCCATTTCCTCGCCCTCCATGGGATCACTTGCCCACGGCCTTGGTGAACCATACGGTTCACTACCGGCCGAATACACCCGGAAGGGCTCGAACCTTCAACCTTCGGTTCCGTAGACCGATGCTCTACACGAACTGAAGCCGGGCCGGTTGTGACGGCTGGAGTGGCTGGCTTGAAACCAGCCAAGGGCGAGGAAATGCTCTTGCGGTAGTACGTCGGCAGCGGGGTAGGCGGCCCCACTGTCGGCCCCACCTCGACACGCAACGATGTTCCGCGCCTCTGGCCCGACGACACTCGGCGAGTACGTCCGCGACTACGGCCTCTTTCACGACTGCCGGCCGGAGACGCTGCGCCAATACGCGATCAGCGTCGGCCTTTTCGAGCGGTGGGCCGGTGGGCCTGTGTTGCTGACGAACCTCGACGCGGCCAGCGTCTCGGAATGGATCCGCGACTATGCCGCGAGCGGCGTCGCGCCCAACACCGTCCGCTCGAAGAGAAATCACGTTTGCATCATGTGGCGGGCCGCCGCCGACGATGGCCTCTGCGAACTGCCCACGCGCCGCGTGAGGCCAGTCCGCTGCCCGTGGAAACCTCCGGTCGCTTGGACCCTCGAAGAGGTCGACCAACTCCTCGTAGCCTGCCAGCGACTCCAGCGGTGGCACCCGTGCGGCATCCGCCGATCCGCCTGGTGGGATCTCGCCATTCGCGTCGCGTGGGACGCGGGCCTCCGCTGGGAGGATCAGGTCCGCCGGCTCCGTCTCGAACAGGTGAGGCCCGACGGAACGATCGCCTTCGGCCAGTCGAAGACGGGTAGCGTGGTCGTCCCTCGCCTGTCGCCCGAGACGCTCGCGGCTCTGGCCGCGTCGCTCGTCGGCCACCCCCGCGAGCTCGTCACGCCATGGACGGCGAGTCACGAGACGTTTACCGCTCAGTTCAAACGGATCGTCCGCCTTGCCGGCATCCGTTCTGGCACTTGGAAATGGCTGCGTCGCTCTTCCGCGACCGACTGCGAGATTCAAAAGGAGGGCTCGGCCACCGAGCAACTCGGGCATAGGCCAGGCTCGCAGATCGCTCGCCTTTCCTACATCGACCCGGCCCTTGTGGCGGCGTCGCGGTCGCGCGTGCGGCCCCGTCCTCTCCAGTCTCCCACAATGCCCCCCCCCCCTAAATTCACAAAAGGGAAACGGACGGCGTAGGGCGGGGTAGCATTTCCCACCATGCGTATCGACACGGCCGACTACCTCACATGCACCAACGCCGCCAAGGCGGTCGGCATCTCTCGCCAGGCGATGCGCAAACGGGCCGAGGCCGGAACCGTGCGGTCGGTCGTAATCGACGGCCTTCTCTTCATTCACAAAGACGACGCCCGCCCACTCAAGTTGACACCTGACAACCGTCGATAGTACGGTTGTCACCTGTCAACCAGCCAAGGAGGGCGTTATGCGAGGCGTTTGGGATCGTCTTTTGGAAACCCTGCTCTGGGTCCGCGTCGGCCAGGAGCTCGGCAGCGACAGCGACCTTGCCCAGACGATCGCCGGCGGCATCGACGCCGCGATCCGCATCATCGGCCAGGTCGTCGGCTAGGTCCGCCGCGCGTGCCGCACAACCGCAATGATCGCCCTCATGGCGATCCTGTTCTCGGCGCTCGCAAACCAGAGATTGCAAAACTCTATCACGCAGCCCCGGAGCACCAGGTCGAGAGCCGCCGTATGGCTTGGCTTGACGCCCCAACGGGCCTCGATCTGCTCGCGGACCCTTGCCGTAATCACGGCGATCGCGTCGAGCACCTTGTCGCCCACCGTGTCGAGCTTGGCGGCGTAGTCGGCCATGGTCTTCTCTGGCCACTGCCGGCACACCTCCTCGACGATCACGTCGCAAGTGTGCTCTAGGGCCTCGCCGGGCGGGCCGATGAAGTGCCGCACGGTTGCCCGCAGGGCGTCTAGCGTCAACGTGTCGAGCGTGTCGCCCACCGTCACCTCCCGCCCGTGGGCTTGGCCGGTGAAGCAGTCGCGGGCGACACGCCCGGCACGCCGCAATTTCCATCGGGGCAGCCCGCGCCCTGCTTGCATTTGCACGACGCCGGGCAGGGGCAGGGTGTGCGGTGGCCGTCGCCGTGCGTAATCCATCCGCCCTTGCACTCGCCGCAGCACTTGCCGGGGCCCGGCGTTGGTGCCGGGGCTGGGCCGTCGACTGCAAACCCGGCGTAGGCGACCGCAACGGCCGCAGCCGCGCGGGGCTGCTCCTGGTCGACGGCGGCAGGCTCGGCCGCCAGGCTCGCTAGGAATGCGATGAATGAACGCCACATGGCTACCAGCCTCGGGAGTGGTCGAGGAGCGGTTGACCGTCGTCGCCTACGCGGGCGTGTACGAGGTGCAATTCCTCGGGCGGCTTTTCGGCGACCAGGGCGACCCATAGGAAGGTCTTGGCCGCGCGTGCCAGGAATCGGAGGACCGGGCGGTCGGGTTGCGGCTTCGGGTTGACGGGCGACGAGGGCGAGCTCGACAGCCACCAGCCGGCGGCCATGCACGCGAGGCAGAGAATCACGAGTTGGCGATTGGTCAAAGTCATGGGAGCCCCAACGGGTCGAGGAACTGATTGCGGACAGGGAGCCGCGTGAGCGTGTCGACGGCGGGCGCGAGCCAGTCGCCGTGGTGGATGTCGCGCCACTTAAAGCCCGTCTCGACGGAGCCGATGGCCCAGGCGTCGCCGAGCATCCCCTCGACGACGCGGCGGCGTGCCCAGAAGGCGCCGGCCGGAAGATCGTCCGGGTAGCGGTTGGCTTGCGGGCCGATCCAATTCGGACCCCAAGAGTTCAATATGGCGATGAGATCGTCGGGGGCGCCGTTGGCCTTGTACCTGACGCCGACCGCTACCATTTGGTGCATCCATGTGCCTTGAGCCTCCGCGATGCCGCTCGGCCCGAGCGTCGAGGAAAAGCCCTGCGAACTTGCCAGCGTCACCGGGAAGCCCGCCTCGATCGCGGCCGTAAGCTCGGCCCAAGTGCGGACCGCCACGACGTGCCGACAGGGGTGCCGCTTGGCCTCGGCGTCCATCTTGCCGCCGTCGGCCTGGCCTCCGCACCCATACGCGCCCCAATCCTTTTCGAGCGTGGCGTTGTAGGTCGTGAGATCGACGCCCGCGTACGGCTTGCGGTACACGACGCCCCACTCGCGGAGCCACTTGGCCGCGGCGAATCCGGTGGACCCATCGGACCAGCCCGCGAACGTCTTGCCCCTGGCTTCGCAACGGCTCCCGCCGTAGATCGCTTCGGTGCTCGGGGCGAGCGGCGGCTCGCTGGCCTTGCCCAATTCCCAGTCGATCGCCTCGGCAATCCATACGGCGTGCATGGCACCCCACGCCACGCAAGAACCGTTAAGTTGTTTGCCTACGACAAAGGGCTTGCCGTAGCGGGCCTGGTGGGCACGCTGCATGGCCCGGTATAGAAACGTGTCGCGGCCGGCAGCCTTTTGCATCGCCTCGGGGGCGGCCTGCGAAAAGAAACGCTCGTTTCCAAGCTCGGCGAGAAACGCCCGCGCCCCCTCGGGATCCGGCGTATAGCCAAACCGGCCGTCGATGCTGCGCTCCAGCGTCAGCCACGACCGGGCCGCGATCACCGCCGCGATGAACAGGAGCACCGTGGCGGCGAACGTCCGCCACGATCGGTAGGCGTCATCGTGCCGCATCGGCGCAGGCCCTCGACAGTTCGCGGTATGCGGCGACCCACTTCGACCGCTGCTCGGGGCTCACGGGCCCGCCCGAGGTGCCGACGGCCTGGTCGAGATAATCGTGAATGGCTTTGCGGGCGTGCGGCTGTCTGGCACCGATCGACTCGCCGCGGAGCCGGGCCTCGCGGGCGGCGACGCGGAGATCATCAAACGCCACGCCGGATTTCAGCCGCGGCCCACCCTCGCGAATGCCGTCGGCCTGGATGCACTCGGCGAGCTCGTCGCAGAGGGCCGCGAGCCTGGCCGCGTCGGCGGCCGCCTCGGGCCCAATGAACATTCCACGCATCGAGAGCCCGCCGTCGGGCTGCGGGGCCGGCGTGGGGCTTTGGCGGCCCTCTAGCGCCCACGCCAGGAAACACCCGGCCACGAGGCAGGCCGCGAGCGTATAGCGGGTGCGGTCGCTCATGCGTCGCTCCCGGCCACCAGGGCGAGCGTTAGGGTGTCGATTGCCGCCTTGCTCTTGTCGTCGAGCTTCTCCGTTTGAAGGAGCCGGAGGCGGACGTGAGCGAGGTCGGCGATCGCCGATTGGTAGGTCGGGGCGAGGTGCGGCGGCTTCGTGGCGGCCTCCGAAGGCCCGAGGATCGCGGGCCGGGCCTTCAATGCGGACGGGCCAAAGAGCAGGGCGGCGGCAGCCCCGAGCAATGCGACATAGATCATGCGGCGGCCTTTCTGACCAGCGGCAACAAGGATTCGATCGCACCGGCGGCGACGAGGAGGAGCAGTTGGCGGGCGGCTGGCTTGACGATGAGCCAGATCGGCCACGCGAGCGTAGGGATGCAGCGGTCGGCGACCTCGTCAAACAAGAGGCCGACGGCGTTGAGAACGAATACCTTGCGGTCGGCTCCTCCCACCGGGATCGCGTCCGCGGCCGCGGTGGCGATCTTGAGCAGTGCGACGGCGAGCTCGGCGAACTCCGAGATCGTGATCCCGCCCGCGGCGGCGCTTTTGGCGGTCGCCACGAATGCTCGCACCTTTTCGGCGAGCGAGAACAGGTCAGCCGAGGCGGCTACGGGGGCGGAGGAAATCATGTGGCGCCGACTCCTACGAGAAGAATTTCGTAATTGGCTGCGGCGCCTGCACCGTTAAGGATTTGTATTTCGGTAGCAGTAAACGTCGGCTCTACGACCGAACCATTGAGCGTGACGCTCCCAGACCAGACAAAAAAACCTCCCGGCGTCAAAGCTATGGATCGCTGGGACTCATCAAAAACGTAGGTCAGGCGTTGCGTTTCCGACAGATTGCGGACATAGATCAAACGCAGTGCCGATAGCGCAAGTGTTCCGTCGCCGCTAAACGCTTTCAGAGGCAGGCTGTTTAGGTCTATGGTGTCGCTCTGGTTTCCGGCAACCGTCCGCACGTCTTTCCAGTAGCAGTTGGCTTGCCCGGCTCCGGTGCCATCCGCCAACGTGAGCGCAAGGTTGATCAGCGTCGAATCTAGGACGCTGGTGGTGTTAAGGTCGTCCGTCCATTGCGGAGACAGCCGCACCGATCCAGTCATAGAAAACGCCCTAGCCACTGCCGCTGCCTCCCGCCGCCGTTGAGGTGCCGATCAGAAACAACGAGTACGTCACCGCTGCCGCGTTGGGATTCGAGATTCGGATCGTCGAGTTGGCGGCCGTCACGACCCATGCGTCGGTCTGGTTGACGGCGCACCACTCAGAGCCTGGCCCGACCTCGGCGGCGTACACGGCGGTCGGGCGGCCGGGATCGACGCCCACCAAGAGCCGGCGGCCGGGCGTGGTGGATTCGTTGACGACGCGGATCACCCGCAACTGACGGAAAACGAACGGCACCGTCACGCCGAGCGCCTGTTGCGAGAGGTTCAAGAGGTCAAACGATTCGATCGCGTTTGCCGGAATGGTCCGCTGGTCGGCAAACACGAGATCCGCCTCGCCTGGCCCGTCGCCGTCGGTGATGGCGTAGGAACCGCTGGCCGTGCGGCGGTTTGTCACGCTGCCGACCTCTTGGGCATCGACGCGGTTCCATTGCAGCGAGGTCCGCAAAAGCCCGGTCAACGTGTCGGTGACGGTGTCCGCCATTTAGATCAGTCCGAATTTGATAGCGCGGCGGGCGGCTTCAACCGTGCAGCCCAACTGGTAGGCGACGAGCTCGATGTCGGCTGGATTGGTAGGTCGTTGCGGCCTTCGGCTCGTCACCTTGCCCCAGTAGGTCTGCGTCGGTGTGTAGTTCTTGGCGATCGACGTGATCTCTCCGGGGCCTGCGATTGGCTCGCGGCCGTCGGCACCGCCCCGGCGGAAATGCGCGTTCGCGATCACGCCCCCACGCTACGGCCGCCGACGCCGAATCCGTAGGGGCTATGCCTGTTCGCATTCAGCCAAACAGGCGGCGTAGCCGGCGAGGTCGACGATCTGGTCGTGTGTTTTCGTTGGCCCGAGAAAACGGGCCACCTTGTCGAGCGTCATGATGAGCGCCCAATCGCTCGTCGTGAGCGGGCGTTTGAGCACGTCGGCGAAGGCGGCGTTGATCATCCCGACCGTACGCTTGAAGTGCTCGCGCGGCCCGCCGTACTTCGGCCGGCGGTCGCGGACGGCCGTCAGCGTCTCGCGGAGCAGGGCCTCGGCTGGGTTGTCGTCGTCAAGGTCGGCGGCGAGCACGCCGTCGCCCGTGAACCGTGGCTCCTCTTCGCGGTGGAGTTCTCGCTCGCCTTGGAGGATCCAATCGACGGGGATCGTGTCGGCCGTCTCCTCGGCTTCCTGCTCCGGCTCGCAACAGGCGGCGTCTGCGGCGCAGCCTTGGCCGAGCCGGGCCTCGACAGCGGCGCGGAGTTGGAGGTTGGCCTCGGCGAGCGTTTGTTCCATGGCGGCGATTTCCTTTCGTTGGTGGCGGATCAAATCGAGAAGGCGGATAACGTCGGCGGCGAGGGTGCCGGAGGTGCCGGTGTACGCACCGGAGAAACGGCGGGCGCGGTGCTCGGCGGTGCGGAGGTAGTCATCACTGAGCATGGCGACGCTTCTGGAGGTCGCGGTCGCAGAAGATTGGCAACGCCTTCGTCACCTCGCGGCGGCCGTGATCGACCACTACGAACGATTGGCACGGCGGCTCGTATTCGGCCTTGATGCGGATCCCGTAGGCATTCATGCCGATAAGGCTGCCGTTCGAGACGTAGCGGCCGCGGAGCCAGCCGAACTGGTGCCAGTGGCCGAAGATGTCGAGATCCGCAGTGCGGCTGCGGTTCCATTGGGCAAGCGCCTTGTTGACGCCAATGGTTATTCCGCCGACCCCGCCGCTGTATTTGATGGCCTCGCCATGCTGATAGCGAACCGTGAACCCGTCGAGATCGAGGTAGCCGAGGTAGCCTTCACCCACTTGCCAGCGGACGTTTTTCCGCGTCTCGGCGGCGGCCATCACGAGGTATGCGTTCTGCTCAAACGAATGATCGTGGCCCGTGCTCGCGCGTGGCTTGCCAAAGTTGCTCCGGCCATGGTTTCCGGGCTGGGTGACGACGATCACCTCGCGAGCCATGTCGGCGGCCATGTCGATAATCCCGCGAAGCCGGCTCGAAGCCCACCGCATCGCGGCCAGAGGCGCCAGAGCGGTCGTCTCGACGAGCTCTTCGTGGATGTGGCCCGAGATGAAATCGCCGATCGCGGCAATTACGATCCGGTCGAGCTTCACAAGCCGGCGCTCGTGCTCGACGAGCGTGGCGATGCGGCTGGCGAGCTCGGCGATTCGTTGGTCGGCGATGTCGAGCGAGTATTCGTTCAGCCCGTTTGTCTGCTCTAGCGAAACCGTCTCTTCGCAATGCCAATCGGAGAGGACGACGATCGCGGTAGCCGCGTGCTTTGCCTTGACAGCGGTGGTTAAGGCGGGCCGCGTTGGCTTAATGCCTGCAAGCCCTGCGATGGCGTCGGCCCGCGCCTTCTCGGCGTCGATCGCCTGGAGCGCCGCCTTATAGCGACCCTTGTACGACGCGAGCTCCGAGCGTAGCCGGGCGATCTCCGCATCGGCGGCGAGGTGGCCAGCGTGCTGAACGCCGGCGGCAATCTCGTCGACTACTCGCCTGGTTTTGCCAGCCATTTCTGTATTTCCTGGTACTTCACGTCGGCGATCCCGTGCGCCCGCAGATACTCCGCGATGGCTTCGCAGGCTGGTTTTTTGAACTGCCCGAATTGGCCGCGGCGGTAGGCCGCCTTGATGTCTCGGAGCGTTTGTTGATTGGCCTGGTCGACGCGCTGATCCCACGTCCGCGGTCTGCCTGGGCGCACCGCTGCGGAAATCTCGGCTATGGCGTCTGGCGTTTTTGCCACGTCAATCCTCGTGCTGTCGCAGTAAACCCGCCGCGTCAAGAAATCTGGAGCACGTTTCCGCCATATCCGAGACTGCCGTTTCATCGAGGTCGGGCCAGCGTGCGTGGATGAACTCATGGAGGATCGTGTCGACGAGATCGGCCGTATCCATGCCGGCGGCGAGTTTGATTGTCTTGGTCTCGTAGTCGCAGATGCCGTAACAGCCGCGGAGGCGGCAGTCCCATTGCACTTTCCACCGCTGCCCTGCGATGTAGACGGTCCGTCGGCGTCGCATTACTTCACGATGCCCGAGGGCGGCGGATTCGCAAAAGCCGGTATTTCCCGGTGGCTGCGCCGCTTTTCGGCGAAACTCGCCGCGGCATCCGGTGCGAATCGCCGCGAGACGATGCCGGGGATGATCTTCCCGGCGGCGAGATCGTCCTTGCCGTTGCAGGCGTGTTGAAACACGAGCTCGCCCGCGGCGTCGTGTTGGCATATAGCCGGATGCCTATAGGCCGGGTTGCGGCGCGGGAGGCCGTACTCGCTGCCGGCGAGGTGCCACGCAAGGAGCCAGGTGTCCTTGTCGCCGTAGACGAATTGGTAGACGTAGTCGCGCCAGTCGTTGAGGAGGAGGGCGATGTCGAGCGCGTGGAGGTGGCGGCGGCGGTCAACGAGGAGTTGGCCGCTCTCCAGTGGCCGGGCCCCGTAGACGGGATCGAGGCCCACGTTTCGCCACGCCGCCTCCGGCACCCATTCGGAGCGGTTGCCGACCGGCGGAAGGTCGGGCCAGAAGAACGCACCCGGCCGCGTGTAAGCCTTGTCGTTGAACAGGTAGGTCGGGTCGCGGGCCGGCACGTTGTCGGCATCGAGGAGAAGCACCTCCGCAAAGCCGCTGTAGCGGACGGCGGCGGCCTTGAGCCACCAGCCACGTCCGCGGCCGCTCTCGGCCTCGACGGCCCGCGGCGTGATGCCGAGGCGTGCGAGCGTGGCGTCGGCGTCGACCAGGCGACAGCCGGCCTCGGAGAACACGGCGGCCATGTCGGCCGGCATCTCGTCGGCCAGGTGCCAAATCTCAATCGGCAGCGTGCATCCGAGCCCGCGGAGCGTCGTGACGAGGTTCCAGGCGAGGCGGCCGTAGAGCTCGCCGCCTGCCGGGATCACGATCCCGCGCATCTCGCGGACGGCTGGCAGGATCCACGGCGGGGAATCGAGGGCGTCGGCGAGGGCGGCGCGGAATGGTGCGGACATGCGCCCCATTAGGGCCGGTTAGGAGGCCGGGCCGGAGGGGGTCGGGGGGCGTAATATGGCGAGCATTTTGTCGCCGATTTCGTTGAGCGCCTCTTGCCGCTCGTGGCAGCCGCAATTTTTGACGCCAATCCAATCGGCGACATTTTGCGCTCGTCGTTTCGTAATGCCGACGCTATCAAGCGCCGCGGACACAAAATCGCCCAAACCCGGCACGCATTCGCGCACGACGTGCAATCCAGAAACCCACGCGCCGCATCGCCGGCAGCGGTGCTTTACTGCGTCTATCTGGCACTGGTTAGGCAAGGAAAATATCCACCGTCACAAGTTGCGGTAGTGAATAGGTCGGACTCAGCGGAAAATCAAAAGTTTGGTAGTCATTGGAGTTTCCGCTCGCGTCTTTTGGAATCCACGGGAAAAACGCTGGCTGAAGATTTGATTGGCTTTGCCATTGGCCAAATCCGTCGTCCACCAAAAACCCCAGGCCCAACGGGTCCGATGTGATCGCGAAACTCAAATAGTCAACGCCAGGAACGCTCGGCCATTTAACGCCACCGAATCCGTTGACTAACGACCACGACGTGACCCGCACTCGGCCAGGTACTGAAAAGTCGAATTGCTGCGCGTTAGACCTGCACAGAACAGCCGATGTGGCTTGTGACTGGTCTTTGAATTGCATCGGAGAATACGAATTCCGCGCCGTGTGACCAGGCGGCCATGACTGGCCGCCATAGTTTTCGTACAAGCCAGAGGGGCTTAGGATGTCATCGACGCCGTAAAACGTGCCAGATGTGTCGATGTACTGACGCGCGACAACGAAAAGGTCGGCCGTTACTTGAGGCCCGTTTGTTGCTGGGCTCGGACTCAACGTCAGGTCGTTTAGTTCGATCGTCACTAGCGACGCGGAATTTTCGTTGTCGGAGAAACGATGCCTCCATCGGGATATCCAAAATTCGCCGTTTTGCTCAAAATACTGATAGCGCGACAAGGAAAACGTGCCGTTGAATACGGAACCCTTCAGCGCCCTGGTTATCGCCACGGTTCCACTGGAAAATACGAACTGGTCATTTGCGGATCGTTTCCGACACTGCCACTGCTCAAGGATGTCGACGCCTCCAGAAATCGTTACCTCCACCGATGTCGCGTCGCGGGCCCATCGCGATGGCGTGCAAACGTCGCAGCATGGAGAACATGGCGACCCAAGCATTTAGCACTCCACCGCGATAAGGATCCACTCGCCACCGACGTACGCGATGGCGCAGGCTTTCGTCCCGCTGCTAGTCAGGGCGGCAAAATAGTTTTTTGCCGTATATGTCACGCTGCTAGACGTTGCATCAGTAACCGTGGCCGTCGATCCTTTTGACCACGATCCAGAAAACGTGCCACGCACGATTCCGCCGTTGATGTCGACGAGCGCCCAGTCGTCATTTTTGTATAGCACGCGGCAGCCGCTGGCCTTTTGCAGATCGGCCGCCTTCACTTGCACAACGCCAGACACCGCCGCACGGCCGAGCTTGTTTGATTCGATTGGCTCTAGGGCGACGCACCACGCCTTTGTTGTGTCTGACGCACTCGACCTGGCTCCTAGCGTCAGGCATGGCATCGAAAGGAATTGCGTTGTGGCAGCAGCCGTTTCGCTGCTTGTGGGGGTAATCTCAAGCCCCGTGATTGATTGCACGCTCCATCGGCCAACGGTGGAGCCTGTGCCGTTCTTTGCGTACACAAACGTGTACGGAGCCGACGGGCCGCGGATGCCGTCGGCCTCAAATCCAGTCCCCGCCCCGAGCACCCGATCCGCCGCCTCCTGCGCCCGGTTCCACGCCCTGGCGGAGATCGCCGACGAGAGCCGCTGACCCTTCTCGATGCGTCCGTCGGGGCGTGCCATTAGGTGCCGATCCCCAGTTGCGAGAAGTCTGCCGACGGATACACCTCGTTGACGTAAACGAATTTGGGCTTTTTGAGCAATTCGTTACTCGACACGGTGTCTTCGTAGCGGATCCAAAGATACTCGTGGCCCTTTTTCACGATGCCAGATATGTCGCCAACCTTGAGCGCCTTGAGCGTTTCTCCGCTCCCGGCATTTGGGGAGGCAACGAATTTGTAGGACAGACTCCACGGGCCGTTGCCTCGCTGGTCGTCCCATTCTTGGCTACCGCTGCAACCCATAAACAAAACTTCGCCAGCGCGGAACGTGCGAAACGCTGCGGAATTGACTGTGCCCGTGATGAACGCCGTCCGCTTGATATAGGTGGCGGTAACGTAGCTGCTTGGCACGTCGTATGTCTCGGTCCACGACAAAGCCGGGGTGACGATGTCGACGCCGTTTACAGACTGACCATCGACGCCGATCGCTCCAAACTGAGAAGGGGCCGTCGAGCCAGTGGCGGCATACTTGCGCTCGCCAGTGACGGTGCGCGTCACGATCGGCAGACCGTCGGGGCCTGCGATTGCCGTAGTCGTGTCGTCGTAGAGCGGGCTTTGCGTGATGTGCTGCGTGCCGCCGCTCGTGTCAAACGACCGTGACCGCTTGAGCGGATCACGCTGATCGTCGTCGTCGGCGCCGCTCTTCTCATAGGAGATCGTGACTTGCCAGGCGTCATCGCCGAGGTACGCGACGCTGTAGGACTCGGCCCGCAGTTGTACGTTGGGTTGGCCGGGATACTGCCAGTAGGCGAGCTCGGCCGTGATCTTGGCGTTGGCCTCGGCGTGGACGACCGTGTCGTCGGTGCTGCCGAATACCTTGTAAGACTTTGAGTATGACGACGCCGCCTTTCGCCCGAGGCGGACGATCGTGGCGGAGCGGCTGGCGTTGTCTTCGATCCAGGCGAGGGGCATCGGTTATTCCTGCGCGTAGGCAGGGCCCTCCATGTTCGACGTGTTGCTCGCGATCGTTTCGAGGGCCTTCAGTTGCCTCTCGCCTAGCGAGGAGCCAAAACCCATGCCCCCGAGGTTTGTCGAGGAGAACGTCCCGGCCACCTCGGCCTTGCTCTGGGCAGCGTCCGCCCCGGCGGCGCCGGCTCCGGCGGCCGCTTGCTCACCCGGCGAGCTCCCAGCGCCTCCAACCTTTCCGGCGGCTGACGACATTTTGTTTTGCGCCTTCCACCACGCGGCCTCGATCGCCATAGATTGCTGCGACGTAAGGCGTCCACTTGATGCCAGCGCCTGAAACTCATCGTAAAGATCGGTGAGTTTGTCGGACGAGTTAGCCCCCTCGATCTGTTTGAGGAGGTCGGTAAATTGTTGGTTGCGGGCTTGCGTCTCGCGCTTGCCGCGACCCTTGCCGGCAACGGCACCCTCGGCGGCTTCGGTGGCCGCCCGACGCTCGCCGCGACGCCGCTCGTTTTCACCCTCGCGGCCGTCAATCGTGGCTTGGGTGTTGTCGTCGATGGCCCGCTCGCGGTCGGCCCGCTCCTTTTCTGCCCGAGCGTTCTCTTGGGCAGCCCTGTCGGTGCGGCCTTCAATGCCTGGGCGATCTATCTCCCGTTGCCGCCGGCGGGCAGCCATCTCGGAGTCGACCTTGTCGTTTTCCTTTTTGAGATCAAAGCCTTTTTTTAAGAAGGACTGAATGCGGTTCCACGACTTGCGGATCCCGGCTTCGAGCGTGTCCCACGCCGCGAGGATCGGGTTGATGATGTTGTCGAAGGCGCCGAGCAGATAAGCGCCGGCGGTGTTGACGGTGGCCCCGACATTCGTCCAGAGCGAATCCCAAATCTTGTAGATTTCGGCTCCGAGAATCGTGAACGCATTCTGGAACATCGAGACCCACGGGTCGACCGCGTTCATGATCGACTCGACGCCGCGGAGCCAGCCAGCGTAGAGACCGGCCCAGAGCACGTCCATTGCCCCAGAGAGGTCGCCCTCGGCAATGGCGGAATAGATGCCGTTGAATGTCGTGGTGGCTGTCGTGGCGAGGTCGCCGAAAACGGTCGTCGCCTCTGCAATCGCGCCGCCGAATGTGCCGCCGATCGCCGCACCGGCTTGGCCGACGAGCTCGCCTAGCCCAGAGAAAGCCGACTTGATGGAACCGCCAAACGAATAGGCTAGCGCTACCGCTCCTCCAAGAGCGGCCGCAAGCAACGCGAACGGAGCGAGCGGGGCGAGCCACGCCGCCGCCACTGCCGCGGCCGACGCAACAGATCCCGCGACGGCCATGGCGGCCGCGCCTAGGTAACTTGCCAGGCCAGCCGTTGAGGCACCGACAAACGCCAGCACGCCGCGAGCGGCGGTTCCCATCCATGCCGTCGCCATGGCAGCGGTCGAGGCGATGGTCGCACCCACGGCCCCCGTCATGCTGGCAATGTATTGCGCCATTCGTGCGGTCGCCCCGGTGGCCCACCAAACAAACGATTTGTAGGTAAGGGCAAGGCCGCTGCCGATGTCCGTCACGAACCGTGCCACGCCGGAGCCAGACACGGCAAGCAACGCCGTGCGAAGAACACCCGACGCCATTACGACGCCGTTGAGACCGCGTGTCGTAGCCGCAAAGAATCCGGCGCCGGCGCTGATGCCGCGATTGAACCCGGTAAAAAACACGGGAAACATCGCTTGCGATGCGGCCGCCGCAGACCCGGCCATTCGTGCAAATCCGGCCGTAGTTGACGCTGCCAGTGTTGCCATTCCGGCACTCGACGCGGCCGCCATGGCGGCCAGTGACGTTGCGGCGCTGGCCGCGAACGACAGCACAGAAGACGAGGCCGACAGCATGGCCGCGCCTACAGAGGTCGCAAGCCCCACCGCCTGCGCAGATGCGACCGCAAACACCCTGCCGAGACTGGACGTTGCTCCGAGCAACACTGAAAGCGGCGACATAGCCAAGGCGACCGATTTACCAAGGGCGCCCATGGCAAACGATGAAGCCTGCAACGAAAGCCCGACGCCAGTAAGGGCCACACCGACGCCGACAGCGCCGACGGCGAATCTCGCAAACCCGGCGACGAGCTCCTGATTGGCGACGACGAACTTGGTAAACCCGTCGATCACCTCGCCAATCGGCCCGGCGATTGCCATGAGGGCAGGGCCGACGGCCTCACTGATGGCGATCGCCGCCCGCTGCATGGCAGCGGCGACGCTTGCCATTGCACCGGCCAGGCCAGCCGAAAGCGTTTTGTATTTCTCGCTAACCGGCAGGGCGTTACCCATCGCGTCTGTCATGGCGTTGAAGCCATCGACGCCGGTTGCCGTCAGGATAGCAGCGGCTCGAATGGCATCTTGCCCAAAGATGCGGCGGAAGATGTCGTCTTTTGCCGCTTGATCCATGCCGGCGAGGGCACTGTTGAGCGTGCCGATGATCTCGACCATCGGTTTGATCTGGCCGTCAGCACCGCGGAACGACATTGCCGACAGGCCGACTTGCTCCAGGGCTACGGCGGCGTCGTCAGCCGGAGCCATGAGCCGCATGAGCATTGTCTTAACGCTGGTGCCGGCGTCCGAGCCCTTGACGCCGTTGTTGGCGAGCACCGCCAACGCCGCCGACAGGTCGCCCATCGACTGATTAGCCAACGCCGCCACGGCGGCGGACTGGCTAAACGCCATTGTCATTTCCTCGATACTCGTCGAGGAGGCATCGGCCGCAGAGGACATCGTGTTTGCCGCAACGTCGGCCGTAACGCCAAACACTTTCATCGCGTCGGCCATGACCACCGAGGCGGCGGCCACGTCCATATTTCCGACCTTGGCAAACTCTAGCGCCGTCTGCCCGGCACCGCCGAGCACTTGCTCCAGGCTCATGCCGGCTTTGAGGAGCTCTAGGAAGCCCTGCGTCGCCTCAGTCGGGCCGACGCCGAGGGCTTGGGAGACTTGCATCCCGGCGGCGCGGATCCTGTCAAGCTCGGCGGCGGTCGCCCCGGTGCTCGCCTGAATGTTCAAGAGCGTTGATTGGTAGGCCGTGCCCTGGCGGATCGCCGCGCCGAATGGCAGCAACGCCGCCGCCCCCATGCCGGCGATCTTGGTGCCGGCCCCGCTCATCGACCGGCCGAGGTTGCCGATCTGGCGGTTAATTTTGTTGAGGGCGGAGAAGAAAGCCCGCGGGTCCGCGCCGATCTCGACGAATACCTGACCGGCTTTGACCTTTGAAGCGCTCATGTGGTCACGTCGTGCCAGTTAGGTCCGAGGAGTTTCTGAATTTCTTCTGGCGTCGCCTGCCTTGGCTTGGCCTTCTTGGCGAACGGATTGAGCCGGGCCGGGTCTGTGCTTGGGGCGTGCTTTGCTTTGTTTAGGTTGGCTTGTTGGGCAAGCAGGTTGGCGGTATGCCACCAATCCATTTCTAGGCGGGCGTCGCGAGCGATGAGGAGGTTTCGGAACGTCCACTTTCCGGGGTGGACGCCGAGGATGCCTGCGGCTTCGTAGATGGCGTGCCAGATTGTTCGAGCAGACTCGACGCCGTCGCCGCTTGCATTCGCGCCTCCGCCTGGCCGAGCATCTCCGCGGCGACCTCGTCCATCTTTGTCGCGAGAAGTCCGACCATCTTGCGGAGGCGCGGGGGGAAAAAATCGACAAGCTCCTCCTCGATCGCCTTTACTCCGGCCTCGATCGCGTCGCCGCGGAGGCCGTCGAGAAAGTCTTCGCGGCTGATCTTCTTGTCTTCGCATTGCTTGCGGCAGATCGCGTAGAGCACCTCGCCGACGGTGCCGTACTGGCTGCGGAGAATCTGGAGCGT